TGTGACATCTGCTCTTCCGGCAGGTATTGTTCCTTATTCGAGTGTGGGGGAGCAAGGTTCATTTAGTGGAACCCTAAGTGAGAAGATTGATGATGCCGTGGGGAAAATGAGTGAAATTGGTTCTAATTCACTTGGTTCACAAGACCAGGGTTTTTCATCAATTCGTAAAGAATATTCAAAGTTTTATAATTTTATTAAGGGTGGGAATGATAGTCTGAGTTCTCTTCGTAGAGAAACGATGTTTATTAATGTTCTACAAGGTCTTCATCCTTTAGAGGCAGAGATTCTTTGCTTGGTCAAAGATAAGCAACTTGAAACGAAATATAAAATCACAAAAGAACTTGTTTCTCAGGCATACCCAGAAATTGTATGGGGAGGTCGTTCATGAGTAAAACTGTAGTAGTAGAGGAAGAAATTATGCAGTGGACTCCAGAAGAAAAAAAAGAAACTTCCTCTCGTTACGGTTGTGAAATTCTTTTTGAACGTACTACTCTTGCTCAAGTAAAAGATCCTTCTCTACCAAATGATGCTTATCTAATTCTTTATCGCGTGGATGGTGAAAATTATGTAGACTTATGTCGTGGAACTAGAGTTAAAATCTTTGATATGTACTACGATAAGTTTGGACCCGGATCTGTTCAAAAAATTGACTTTGGATACGGAAGAGTATCTCCTAGAATATGGGGATACCGAGCACCAGAAAAGAAAAAGCGAAAGTGATTTCCCAGATCGGCGGAAAAAAATTCCCCAAAATTTTTACCCCATAAGGTTTTTTCAAGAGAGGATTGACAAGTCCTCTCTTTTTTTGTATAATGAATTCAGAATATCAATCTAAATGGATACTGAAAGACTAAAACTCATTATTCGGAATATGGAATTGCTTTTAGATTCTCTCAAGGCAGAGATATATTCTGATATACCACAATACAAGTATGATGACATTAAACCAGAGGAAATTGACTATGATGAGGTTTTTTAACTGATGTCCGTAAGAGCAAAAAACTTGTAAAACTACTAGAAAGATTGATTAAGCAGGACCACCTATATTCTAATGAAGAACTCAAGCAAATGAAATCACAACTGCGAGTTGTCAAAGAAGAACTTGCGGAATTAGAAGCAAAAACATCAAAAGGATTTGGAAAATGAAACCTATTAAAGCAAAAGACCTCATAGAACTTGACCGTTATATGAAAGTTGTGATGATTCGTCAGACACAACTTCCACAAACTCTTGTTTATCAGGCAGGTAAGAATGATTATAGTGAAGACCCTATTCACACCAAGTTTCCTCCTGCTGAAAAGGAATGTGGTAAGTGGGTAATTGAACAACTACTTGCGAATGAGAGAGGGCACTGGGGACCATTAGAGCATCCTGCTATTTCTTTGGACTGTGTTGGGTTTGTTCATAATGTAATGGTTCAGGCACGAACTCATCGTGTTGGAGTTTCTTTTGATGTTCAATCTCAGCGTTATACTGGTCGTCGTGTATTGAAGGTTGCTACTGGTGACCTGAAACCCGAAGAGGTTTTCTATGTGCGTCCAGAAGGTCTCTACCTTGACCGTAAAGGGCACAAGTACGAATGGACGAAGGATGACTACGAAAGGCAACTAAAGTTCTGTCTGGCGGCATCTGAGCGGTATGCTGAGAACTATAATATTCGTGGTATGGCAGAGGAACATTTGAGAGATTATCTTCCTCAAAACATTCGCCAGAACTTTGTGGTTTCGTTCTCTCTCCGTGCTGCCCTACACTTTCTGGACCTTCGTGCTAAACTTGATGCTCAGGTAGAAATTCAGGCATTATGTGAAGGTATGGTCCCCGTAATGAAAGAATGGGTCCCAGAAATCTTCAGTTATTATGAAGAAAAGCGTCTTCACAAAGCACGACTTTCCCCCTAAATATTTTGTAAATTATTATACCTAATGCCTACTTACAGATTTGAGAATACAGAAACAGGTGAAATCTTTGAGAAATGGATGCTTATGGCAGACAAAGACCCATATCTCAAAGAAAATACTCATATGAAACCTCTTATACCGACACAAATGAATGTTGGTGAAGTGGGAGATTGGAGAAATAAACTAACCTCCAAGCATCCTTCGTGGAACACAATTTTAGATCGGGCGGGGAAGATGCCAGGCTCAACTGTAAAAAAACTATAAACACTTATGGCAAGAAGAAAAAGAGCAGAGCAACAAAATGATGTTGGTCTTACCACTCGTCAAACAAAGCGTAAAAAACCCTTAAGTGGTGAATATCTAGTAGATATTGATCCACTTACAGATAATCAGAAACTTTTATTTAAGTATTATGATGAAGGTAAAAATATCTTTGCTCATGGCGTACCCGGATCCGGAAAGACTTTTTGCCTTCTCTATAAAGCACTCAAAGAAGTTTTAGACGAAAGAACTCCTTATGATAAAATTTATATTGTGAGAAGTTTGGTGCAAACTAGAGAAATTGGTTTTATGCCAGG